CGGATTTGCTGGAGCACCGGCAGGCACGGCGTGGGCAGGGAAAGGTGGGCTCATAACGGATGCTCATTGGTTTGAGCTGTGGATTTGGACCAGGATTAACAGATGGTTATTAAGAGGCAACACAAACGGGTATAATGCATCAAACCATATACCCCAGTGGCATCTGGATCCCAACGACATCGGCGTGCTCGACGGATATCAGCCTGCAAACTATGGTGCGTCTGTGACGGGGGGTGGTAGCCCTCTTTGGGAAATACCGGTTTCGGATCTTTGCGGGAATCGCTGGGAGTTTACGGATGGCTTGAGACTTTATAATGGTGGCATTTATACCGCAGGCAAAACGGTAAATCCCTTTACAGACCCGACCGATGGCTATGGGCACGCAAGTTTCACAAACACCGGGCTCTCAATATCTGGCATTACGAGCGGGCAATCTATCGCATCATACAGGACCGAAGCATCTATAAGCCGGCATGGCATAGCCGCAAGTACAACTACTGTCGGTCAGGGTGGATTCGATGGTCAGGGCTGGTGGCACAATTCATCTGGAGAAAGGGTGGCCCTTCGTGGTGGCAATTGCGCCGGCGGTGCTCAGTGCCCGGGTGCGTTGTACTTGAACTACGCGCCGTCGGACTACGGCTGGGCCATCGGCGCCCGTGCAGTACTTGTGCCCTGATAAGGAGGTTCTATGGGGAAAAAATCCCCAAAGGAGGTTATGAAGTGACTATTGGAGATGGTATAGTTGCAATTTCTATTGCAAGCATAATAATTATAGTGCTAAAGACTAAATTTAGTAAAAATGGTAAGAATGATTGCCTGTCAAGGAGCGAACACGATAAAGTATGTTCCCTGATACAGCAGGGAATACAGGAGAGATTTGAAGTTATCTCTAAACAGTTAGATAGCATTAGCAAGGATGTTAAATTTCTGGTGACTGGGCGTGAGTGAAGAAATAATATTGATTATATGCCCTAATTGCGGTAGGGCAAGAAAATATGGGAAGTGGATATATCCTAACGCAGAGGAAATGGCATGGATTATGGCACACAAGGACGAAATAGCTTTCGATGAACGTATATGTTCATTTTGCAAGGAGGTGACAGATGGCAATCAGGTTTGATAAATGCGTCGATATAGTTTTTCAGTTTGAAGGTGGATTCTCTGACTATGCTGAAGATAGGGGGGGCAAAACTAAATATGGTATTACAGAAAGCACTATGCTATTAGCCTATCAAAAAGGTATTGTTACATGCAAAAGTATATATGATCTTACCCTTGAAGATGCTAAAAAGATATATAGAGCAGAATACTGGGAAAAGTGTAGATGCTATGAAATGCCTGTGCCTATTGACCTTTGTGTATTTGATGCCTCCGTAAATTGCGGGGTTAGGGCAAGCGGTAAATTTTTGCAGACGGCACTAAATATATATCTTGAGCTAAAAGGTAATAATACTATGCTGAAGATTGATGGCATTATAGGCGACAAAACGATAAATATTGCAAAATACATTAATAATATTTCAGATATACAATTCGTGTGTAGCAGAATCAATGATGAGAGGATTGCCTACTATCTTGATATATGCAAACTAAATAAATCACAGATGGCCTTTCTATCGGGATGGATAAAGAGAGTGTTAGAATTAGAAAAAATATGTCTGGAGGAACTCAAATGAAAAAGACCTTTTCGGTAGCATTAGTAATTAGTTTAGTTATGTGCCTTGCCTGTTGCGCTTCTACCAAGACAGCATGGAATGAGCTTAAACCATCGGAGCAATCAGTGATCATAATATCAGGCTTGCAGACACAGCTTGATACCTTATTCACTGTTGGCAAGGATTATGTTGTAAGGCACCCTGAAAAACAAGAGGTATGGAAAACGAAAGTAGTGCCTGCCTTTGATACTGTAAATAAAGCTATATTCGCTTATGCTGTTCTGGCAGGCAAAGGCGAGGCCACTGTTGATAATATAATTAAAACTATTTCGCCACTCGTGAAGTCAGTAGCTGAATTATTAAAATCAATGGGTGTTGAAAATGATACCATTGATGCTATTATAGGAGGAGGTAAATAATGGAACCGATAGAGATATTGGCATTGGTAAATAGCCTAATAAAAGTTAGTAAAAATCTATATGATGTGTATGCACAGGTTACAGGGGACAAGGATATCCCCACATGGGGCGAAATAATTGCTAACAATGCGAAATTACAGGAGAGGATAGATGCAGAAAAATGACAGGTTGTTTTATTTTGCAATAGGGATTGTGGGACTGTGCTTTGTATATTTCTTTTGTATTACCTTCCTCGGCGTGCCTGAGACAAGTCAACGATATGCAGACCTGATATTAGGCTTTCTTGTAGGCACTGCCTTTGCTAGTATTATAAATTTTTATTGGGGGTCCTCGGAGGGTAGCAAGAACAAGGACGATAAGATACAGAAAGGTTAAGTGGTTTTCTTGTTTCTATTCCATCTACCTGGTTCGTAATAGTTGAACAAAACAAATAGTGTTGGTTCATATCTTATCTGTTCTCCTGATTCTTTATAATGCACTATCATTTCTCCATCTGCACAATGACTTTCTTTATTAAACAAATGTTCTCTAAATATTTTGCCTTTTACAAAAAATTGTTGGGAGCTAATAAAAGCCACCTTTACATTATCAGGATGAGCAATTAATGTGGATGTAGGATATTTTCTAATATCAGGCACATCTTTTGGTATATGATGCCCCCTTTTCATGCTAATAATCACTATGTCATCATCCATCTGTTTGATTTTGTCGAAAACATTCTTTTCATACATATCGTCATCATCGACGGTAACATAGTAATCCTCATCAACAATATCGCAATGTTTGATAAACCAATTTCTTTTGTAATTGTAATGTATACCTTCATACTTTTTAGATGGTATAGGAATAACAACAGGAAATACCCACCCACAATCTTTGTAGGGGGTCCATAATTCACTGAACTTTTCCCATTCATCTTGGAATAAAATGATATGCCAGAAAATGTTCATGGATTTATAAGCCTCAAACAAAACAGGAAAATTCTTATATCTACTAAAAGCAGTTATTAAATGGATATTTCTCAAAATTCAATACCTCTCTTGTCTTAAGATAATTCCAATCCCTTGCAGGGGGATATTTGTATTATGGTCAAGTATTTCCACAATAGTTTTTCCTTCAATCGTTTTGATTTTATTCCAAAATTCAACCACATCAGGACAAGAAGCGTCTTGTATGTCGTGAAACATACATATTTTTGCCAAACTGCCAACATTATCCCAGTCTCTTTTAACCCACTCTGCCGAATGATCGCCATCAATAAAAACAAGATCATATTTATTTCCTTTTACTTTATCGCTTGTTACAGGCAAAAAATGTAACCATTCCTCTGTATCAATGATAGCTTTCACTTCATCATTCAGATAGTTTGTAGGGTCAATAGCCCAGCATTCTAATTGAGGATTAAATCTTTTAAGATATGAAGAAATGAAAATAAAACATCCTCCTTGAAAAGTGCCTATTTCTAAATAGCTTTTAATATCAAACTGGCTTAAATATACCAATGCTTTTGCAAGTTGTATAGGAGTTTGATATATACCAGCCATATCTACAGAAGAATTTTTGTATTTTTCATCTTTTCCGAAAACAGGCGGTCCCCAGCAGACTATTCCAAAGGCTCTGATGAGGTCCTCTACAATATTTACATTTTGCAAACTTTTTATATCAAGGTGGGCAATTAAATCTCTAACAATGAACATATTTTTGTTTTTCATGCTATCTCCTTTTTGAGCGAGGCGGGAGGAATTGGACCTCCCCTTGACCATCCTCCTCCTCGCATTTTTAAGCGAGGTTAGAGGAATTGGACCCCCCCCCGCATTTATACTTTATTATTCAACATATCCTATTGATAATGAAATCAGGGAATTTAGGAAAACCTCCTTGACTTCTATCCTATCTATTACTTGATTTTCATTATCTATTATTTCTATTGTTTTTTTCCATCAAGGCCTATTATAATATTCGCCTTCATCCATGTCTCCTTTCCTGTAATTTTTTTCTAAATTCGATTTCTTTCAATATTTCTGATTCAGGTATCTCCATCCTTCTAATTGGGTTTATTGGCTGGAGAATACCCGTTTTGATTAGTTGATAAATTCTTTGCCTGCTAACTCCCAGCATTTCTGCGGCCTCTTCGATACCATATGTTTTTTCTTGTTTCATGCCAATACCTCCTTTTTATTTTGTAATTCTTTTCTTTTGGAACAGGCCTTGATGATTGTTTTCACCCTGTGACTTTTGCACCTATATATCCCATACCCGCAGACCTGCATATTATATATAGGCTTATTCCTACCACAGATATAACACCTAACCTTTTCGATATCCTTTTCTATGCTGGCCTCCTATATGCAGGATACTTACTATATTATATTCTGTCAAGTATTTATTTCAAAAAACATGTCTGAAAGAAAAATAAAAAAAAATAATAAAAAAATAAAAAAAATACTTAACAAAAATAATAGGGATGATATAATTATAATATAAAATAAATGAAGGAGGACAAAATGAAAACATTAAACGTTAAAGAAACTGTCGAAAAAGGACATGGAGTGTACTGGTGGAGGGATTGGGAAGACAAGGCCGAAGGTGGCCTCTGTCCTGCAAGACCAAATGCACCCTACGGGTGCTATGTATTTAATGGAGAGATTTATTCCCTATACTTAAATCTCGAAAATGGTATAGCTGGTGGTAGAGTATATTGGGAGGTTGAGAAAGCCTCCCAAAAGTTAGCAGAGAAAGTTAAGGAAATAATGAAGTAAACTTAAGGGCATGCTGGGAAACCAGTGTGCCATTTTTTAATTCAAATAAGGAGGTATAAAATGAAAGAGCATGAGCAGGTAGTAGCATTAACAGAAGTATCAAATGGATTGGCGGTTCAGAGAGCACCTGAAACAGTCCTTAATGAGGCAATGATGGCGGCGAAGGCGTTGACTGATGTCCTTGAAAAAAAGAAAAAGAAAGTAGTGCTAAATGGCGAACAGTATTTGGAGTTCGAGGACTGGCAGACCTTGGGGCGGTTCTATGGCGTGACGGCTAAAGTAACCGATACTCATTACGTAGAGTATGGAGATATCAAAGGTTTTTCTGCAAGGGCGGTAGCAATCGCAAACGGTATGGAGATTAGCGCAGCAGAGGCCGATTGCTTGACCGACGAGGAGCACTGGAGGGCAAGGCCAAAATACAAGACAGTCTATGTCCTGAAAGATGGGACTGAAACAGACGATGAGAACCCACCTAAAAACCTGCTGGTATGGAAGCAAACTGCAGGCGGAAAATCATATCCGAAAAAAAAGAGGATACACATAGGAGATGATCCTGTGCCTATGTTTCAGCTAAAGAGCATGGCACAGACAAGGGCATGTGCTAAGGCGTTGAGGAACGTATTAGCCTGGGTGGTAGTATTAGCAGGTTATAAGGCCACTCCTGCTGAGGAGTTAGATGGCATAGCAGAGGTTATCGAAACAACTAATGAAATAAAAAAGTTAGAACCAAGCGACAGCAAATTCAAGTATCCTGAGCTTGAAATCCTTGAAAAAGATATGCTTAAGATTATGAGCCCTGATGAGTTGAAGGAGTGGGTAAAAGCTAACACTGCATTTAAGGATTTCAAGGGATTTGAATCATTGGCAAAGGTATCATACAAGGGTGATGCAAAGAAAGCTGTTGAAATCCTGATGGGTAAGGGACAGGCAGAGATAAGCAGGAGACTGGCTGAGTTAAGTATGAAAAATGAAGAGTATGTAGAGGAGGCATTTTGAAGACTATAGCAGGAATAGACCCTGGCATATATGGAGCAGTAGCAATCATTAAGGACGACGAGGTAACGGTGTATGATATGCCTGTAACTGGTGAAAAGAAGACCATAGACGGCCAGGAGATTTGTGGAATCCTAAACAAGCATAGACCGTCCCATATCTTCATCGAGAAGGCACAATCTATGCCTAAACAGGGCATAGCTTCTACAGGCAGGTATATATATGGGGCTGGTATGATTGAGGGCATATGTATTGCATACTCGATACCTTATACACTCGTGCGACCGCAGACGTGGAGACGGATTATTATGAGCGATATGGGCAAAGGCAAGGATGAGAGTATCAGGAGGGCAAAACAGTTATATCCGAAATTTGCAGGCTTGACAAAGAAAATACACCATAGCAGGGCTGAGGCTATCCTTATAGCCCACTATGGAAAATTGAAAGGAGGAAAATAATGGAAGACAGATACTTAACACCAAGGGAGGTCATCGAGAGATTCCCACAGTTGGCCAAGGATGAGCGTATCCTTTCAAATTGGCGACACCTGAAGAGGGGGCCTAAGTATTGTAAGGTGGTAGGGAAAATTATGTATCGGGAGAGGGATATTATTGAGTTCCTAAACAATAGTGTCGTTGATCCAGAGCAAGAAAAAGAAAAGGCACAGGATTAAACCTGTGCCCCTGAAACAAATAAAGGAGGGTATATATATGATAGCAAACATATCAAAAGTTGTCAATGCTAAATGCCCAAAATGTGAATTTATAGGCACGATGTATAGGGATGATGACAGAAAGAATGGGATAAAGGTAGTGGCGTGCAGTGTATGCGGCAAGAGGATATATGAAAGTGGGGCAAGAGTCAAAGTAAGAAAAAGGACAAATAAGAAAGGAAAGGTAGATGGACAATAGAAAATTGAAAGTGTTCCTTGGAGGGACATGTAATAATAGCCATTGGAGAGATTACCTGATATCTTTACTTACCATTGATTATTTTAACCCTGTTGTTGAAGATTGGACAGAAGACGCTAAAGATGAGGAAATAAAGCAAAGAAGTATTTGTGATTTTTTGCTATATGTGATAACTCCAAAGATGACAGGTGTTTATGCTATTGCTGAGGCTGTAGATGATAGCAATAAAAATCCTGATAAAACTATCTTCTGTTTCATTGATAACGAAGATGGGTTAAGTTTTTCACCAGGTCAAATAAGGTCTCTTGGGATGGTAGGCAAGATGATTGAAAGAAACGGAGGAACATGGTTGCACAGTTTAGATGAAGTTGCAGAATTTATAAATACTAAGGTAAGTAAATTACATGAATAATAATTTAAGGAGGGTAAGATGAGTGTAAAGAAAGGTATTAGGATAGTCTTGTGGAAGCTATACTATTGGATGGGCAGTATAGTAAAACATAAACAAATAAATAAGGGAATATATGAGGAAAGTTGGGGCGGTGTTAAGGTTATAAGGAATGACTTGTTAGCAAGGACGTTCCTGAAAAACAAATAAAGGAGGGGAAAATGGCTGGTAACAAAATAAAAGAGGTAGAGTTTAAGGAGTTTTTGGGAAAGTTGAAGGCATACATAAACGAATTAGATAACTATGGCAATTCTAATTATGGGCTTGAGGCTGATGTGGCTATGGACGTAAAGGATATAATAACAGAGGACATAATTAATAACAAAAGAGAGTATGAGGATAAGATTAAGAGTATTATCAGGCTATACCACATAACTGATTTTGTGTATGGCTTTACTTTTCACAAAGACGAATTTAATAGGCTATCAAAGATAATGTTGAACATTATGACATTGATTGAGGACTATGGGTTTCTGGATGAGTAAGGAGGGTATAAGGATGGTATATGGAGGGTATATGGAGCTGATAATTTTAGGGGTTGTGTTTGTAATAGAGTTGTTGGTAGCTATTGGGATGGGAGATGATTGAAGGGTATAAAAAGGAAAGGAGGTTGATATGTTTGATTGGTATAAATGGAAAAAAGCTGGATGGGATAGTCTAGCAGAGGCTGAGAGTTGGTATAATGCTGGGTGGGAATACCCCCATGAGGCTATGGAATGGAAACAGGCAGGTTGGAAGAATCCTAATGAGGCCATGCGATGGCGTGATGCATGTTGGTTTGATCCTGTCGAGGCCATAAAGTGGAGTAAAGAATGGGACGATCCTGTCGAGGCTATGCGATGTAAGGAGGAGATAACGAATATATTGCAGAAAATAGAGAAGATAGTATAGATACCGACTGAAACCAGAGGAGGAGAAATATGGATAAAGTTATAAATAGTAGACTGCTTGTTTCATTATCAGGAGGAGCTGATAGCACTGCCACGGCTTTAATATTATATGAGCAAGGATACGATTTTGAATTGGTTTTTTGTGATACTGGCGTAGAGTTTCCAGAGACTTATGAAATAATTTATAAATTGGCTAATATCACAAATAAAAAATTAATTGTATTAGGTACAGAAAACGGAAATTTATTAGATAACATGCTTGAAAGGTTATTTATCCCATCGGCAAAGAAAAGATTTTGCACCGGAGAGTTTAAATTAGCTCCACTAAAAAAATTTGAAAAAAAAGTTGGGAAAGCAACTATTGCTGTAGGTATTAGGTTTGATGAACAGGAAAGACCTGGATATAGAAAAAGTTTTGGAGCTTTTGAAAAAATTTATCCATTAATACAGGAGAAATATACAAGAAAAGACACATTTAATAAATGTAAACAATATGGATTGTTAAACTCTTTATATGAATGGAGAAGTAGAGTAGCTTGTTATTGTTGTCCTTTTCAACGTAAAAATGAATGGATAGGTTTATTAATAAGGTATCCAGAGTTATATAAAAAGACAGAGTATATAGAAGAGGAGATAATGAAGATAAGGAAAGAAAATAATTGTAATATATTTACCTTTAGAAAAGGTATGTCACTAAAGAAGTTAAGAGAAGAATATGAGAAACAAGAATGGATATGGTAAATAATAAAAGAAAAAATAATATAAATTAAATAAGTAAAAATTATATAATGGAGATTATATAGTGTATAGTCAAACTCTACAAGAAAATATATTAACTATGTTAGTTTTTTCAGAAAAAAATGCTCCTACATTAATATCTAATCTTGATATTGTTTATTTTGATAATAAGTATTATCGTTATATAGCTGAATTATGTATTAAGTTTTATAATGAATTTGGAATGGTACCAAAAAATCACATAGCTGATATGCTTGAAGATAAATTAAATAATTCTGAAGGTACTATTTATAAAAATATTTTAGGAAATATTTATGAGAATAATAATAATATTAATGAAAATTATGTTTTATCAGAACTTGAAAAATTTAATGGATAAGACAATAAAGGAAATACTTGAATATCTGGTATCAAAAGAGATGGCAGAATTAAGGTATAAATTAAGGTATAAAACTAACACAGAAGATAGAGAGGAGCTAAAAGAGGAGCTAAATTATCTAAGCGATTTGTTTGATAGATTAACCGAAATATCTTGACAAAAAAATAGGCAAAAAGGTAATATATAACATGACCAGTATTCAACCACCAAAACTAATCATGACAATTAGGGGACAGGCAGAACAGGTTAAAAACTGTTAGCGGGCTTGGTGGGCTCGTTGGTCACTGCCTGTCTCGTTTTTTATAAGGAGGATATCATGAAAAACGCAAGTAGTATTTCACAAGGAGAATTAATAGTAAAATTATTAGCTAAAGACGATGAAATAGTCCCTTACAAAAAAAAGCTAAATGCCATAACCAATCGTTATATACCAGCAACTCTATTACTACAAAGAATAATAGACCTGTGGTTCAGGAATGAACGTAAAAAATTTTATAAATTCAAGGGAAATGCTCCCGAAACAATAACATCCATCAAACAGAAAGAAAACATGGTTGAAATCAAGCACCCACTTTATAAAAAAGGAGAAAGTTGGTGTGAGGAACTTGATATCACGAGGAAAGAGTTTGATAGGGCAATAAAAATAATAGGATTTAAGCTTGGCAAGACTAAGAACCTTATAAAGAAAGAAGATGCTCTTGTTATCTATTATACTGATAAGGATGGCTTGACCTGGTATAGTCTAAATGAAGAACGATTAGCAAATTTATTTAAAGGAGGGATCTTATGAAATATGGTATTTATATTAATCAAGTAGGAGTAACAGACAATGGCCTGGTTGATAAAACAGATATGGTTGACTGGGCTATAATCGACTATCTGTATCACTGGTATTTTGCAGAAAATTCAAAAGTTATAATTCAAAAAAATGTAAGGTATGTATGGGTAAACTATAATCATCTAATGAAAGAGATGCCTATGTTGAGGATAAAAGATAAGGATGCTATATCGGCAAGGTTCAAAAAGCTAAAAAAACTTGGGCTTATCGAAACATGGCAAGCGAAAGATAACACTTTATATTTTTCTATCACTTCTAAATGTAGCAATATAATAGGATTCAGGCAAGAAGCAATACCAGAAAGCAAAAAAGATAACCTATCCGATTCAAATGGGACAGGCTATCCTATCGAAATTGGACAGGGGTATCCCATTCAAATCGGACAGGGGTATCCTATCGAAATCGGACAGCATAATCAGTATATTAATAATCAGAATATTAATAATCATAGTAGTATGCACACACATAAAAAATTGGATAATCAAAAGAAAAAAACTAACAGCACAAAAACGAAAGAAGAGATACCATCGCTTGAGCAGGTGAAAGAATACTGCAAAGAACGAAAAAACAACGTAGACCCTGAAAAGTGGTTTGACTTCTACCAGGCAAAAGGGTGGATGATCGGCAGAAATAAAATGAAGGATTGGCGGGCGGCGGTGAGGACGTGGGAGTGGATGGAGCAGCAGCAAAGCACTAAGTATAGCCAGATAGACGAGGCTGATGAGATAATCAAAAAAATAAAGAGAGGAGAGATATGACACATTATATAGTCCACTGGCGAGATATAGTCGGAGATGAGTTTATAGACACATTTAAATCTATTGTAAAGTTTATTCTTGTGGCAGAGCAGAAGAGTTTATCTGATGATGCTATAAATTCAGGCCTGTTGAAAAATTATACGGTAGAGCAGATAGAGCTATACAGGAGCAAAATTAGACAGATGAAAAAATGTGGATACTATTTTGACAGCATGAAGATTGTTAAGGAGCTTGGCTGGTTCAGGCCATACCTTAACCATCAGGGTAAGGTTAAATTTATGACAACGGCAAGTCAAGATTCCAGAAAATATATACAACATGAGCAATATCAAAAGTTTATTGATTTTGGTAATTAAAACAGATTAAGGAGGAGGGTATATGAAAATAACAAATGAGTATAATTTACCTGAAGTATTTGAAAATGCAGTTAGTGATTTGCGTAGGCCTGTTGCTTGTAGGTATAGCGTATTAGATATATCAAACCCACCATACATGCGATATCTCAAGGAAAAGCACTGGGACGAGATTGAGCAGGATGTATCGGATATGCTGTGGCTTGTGTTCGGCAGGGCTGTCCATAGTTTCCTTGAAGGTTCAGCACCACTCGAGTCATTATCTGAAGAAAAAATAATAGCAGAGTATAAGGGCGTTGATATAGTGGGGGTGCCTGATTTATGGCATAACGAGGTCATATCTGATTATAAGATAACGTCTGTGTGGTCGTTTCTATTAGGTGAAAAGAAGGAATGGATAACACAGTTAAATCTATATAAGTGGCTGTATGAAAAGAGCATAGGCCTGAATTCAAACAAGCTTGAAATACATGCTATATTGAGGGACTGGCAGAAGAGCAGGGCATTATACGATTCCGATTATCCAAAAATACCTTACATGGTCATGGATATTCAGATTGTTGAAAATATAGAGGAGAAAATTGATACATGGCTGGCAAGATATGAAAGCAGGGATCCATGCACGTTAGAGGAGAGATGGGCAAGACCAGACACGTGGGCGGTAATAAAGAAGGGCAACAAAAGGGCGTCAAAAGTGTTTGATAATAAGGATGAGGCATATGAATATTGCGGTGGTTTGAAGGGCGATTATAATGTGGAGGAAAGAAAGGGTGGTAATCCTCGATGTGAGGAATACTGCCTTGTGAGAAGTTTTTGTGATGTAAAGGATGTAAATATTTAAAATAAAAAAAAGATAAGGAGGGTAATATGTTTGAGGGGTATAAATGGAAAAAAGCTGGGTGGGATAGTCCTGCGGAAGCGGAGAATTGGTATAATGCTGGATGGGAATATCCTCACGAGGCTATAGAGTGGAAACAAGTTGGATGGGACGATCCTATTGAAGCAATGAAATGGCATTATGCAGGTTGGGACGACCCCGAAGAAGCTATGAATTGGCGAAAAGAGTGGGATGACCCTTTTGAGGCAAAGAGGTGGTGGGATGTTAGTTATTGTAAAACATGGAATGACCCCGTTGAGGCTAAAAAATGGTATGATGCAAATTTTGATTCTGATGTAGCATCATACGTTGCATGGGAGTATTTTAATGCAGGCTGGGCAGATCCTAAGGAGGCGGCTAAATGGTGGAAATATGGATGGGGCGATGCTGTCGAAGCAATGAAATGGAAGAAAAAAGGCTGGAGCAATCCATATACTGCAAGAAAGGCATATTTATTTTATTCTAAATACGAAAAAAGCAGTCAATCGAACAAAGGAGGTTAAAAATATGAAAGATAGTTTTAACTGGGAAAAATGGCAGAAAGCTGGTTGGTATTATCCTGCGGAAGCGGAGAATTGGTATAATGCTGGATGGGAGTATCCCATGGTAGCAATAGAGTGGTATAAACGTTGGAAAAGTGACCCTGGGACTGCAGGTGAATGGTTTGATGCTGGCTGGGCAGATCCTAAGGAGGCGAAGAGATGGTATAAGGCTGGCTGGACTGATGCTGTAGAGGCAAAGAGGTGGTGGGGTGTAGGCTGGGATGATCCTGATGAAGCGATTAGTTGGTATGAATCAGGGTGGAGAGATCCTGAAGAGGCATTGGAGAGATATCAGGAATAATAAAAGGAGGGTAATCATGAAAAAAGAACGTATTGAGGAAATTATTAGACAAATAATAGTTAAAGGGTTAAGGGATGAGGTAGTTGCTTGTTTGAATTCTGCATGTGCTCATCTTGATTATGTTAAAAGGGATGAAAATTTCGAGGAGAGAATAAAGCTGGCAACAGAATGTATAAAGGATGCTGGTTATTTATATGAAGAGTTGAAAAAATACGAAGGAGGCAAAGATGTGGCTGTGGGACAAAAATAAAAAGCTATGTATACCAACTTCAGATATTAAAAAGTTCTGGATATATGAAAATGAATTGGGAATGTGGGATGTGCATTGCATATTAACGGACAATACTGATGTGAAGCTTGGGTCATGCTATACACATTATTATGCCATGGAGTTTATCGATGATATAGTTGACAGCATTAGCAAAAAGAAGTAAGTAGAGAGGAGAACAATATGGATAGAGAAAAATTTACAAAACAACTTCCTCAGGTAGCGGATGAGCGGGACGTAGACGGATGCTGGAACGGCGGGAAACATGGAGAGTATTTTCGTTGTTATTTGTGCGGATATAGATTTAAAGTTGACGATTATTGGCGTTGGGTATACGCTGGAAATACGGGCTTAGGGAATTTGATAGTATGCGAAAAATGTGATGGTAACGATGTGCTAGAACGCTGGCGTCTTGCTAATGAAGAAGCAGAACAACGTTTCTGGTGGTTGTATATTAATCAGGTGGGATAAATGACCACAGCATGATGGGTAAGAGGTTTCTGATATTCTTCATGTTGATATGACTCCCGATGTGGATTTGCCATTGCGTATTCTTAAAACGTATAGGAAAAATTGTGATTGTAGATGGTCTGATAATTCTGGAGAAGAACCTAATGACCTATTATTAAAGATGATGAACGAGCATCAGGAGCAAAGAGCTAAATTGTTAGATGAGGCAATAAAGATATTAGAAGGAAACCTAAAAAATATAAACAAAGAAAAATAATTATAATGGATTTTTAACTCCATGCCTATTCTTTTAATATTTTCAATTAATTATTGACAATAGTTAAATAAAAGGATAATATATGTTATGGGCAAGAAAAAAGAAGTAGGTTCAATTAAACCTCCATTTGTGAAGGATAACGGCAGGCCAGTTAAATTATCTCCTGAAATACAAAAGGCAATAATTGAGGCTGTCGAGGGATATCATCCTAATATGCCTCTCAAATCGTTATATTTGGCTTACAACGAATTTTTTGTGTGGCATGAAGGGATTTACCTATGTTCGATACCAACCATGCCTTAAAATTGAAATATGGCGAAATGGAGGCACATTTGACTATTTTATTAGAAAAGGAGGAGCAAGGAGGTAACATGGAAAAATTTAAACATACCATATCAGAAACAGTCCTGCTGCGACAGATAAGAGAGTGTTTGAGATTTTATGGCTGGTTTGTAATACGCATTCAGCAAGGGTTAGGATGCCATAAGGGCATATCGGATTTGATAGCGGTCAAGGAAGGGAAAACGGTATTTATTGAAATTAAGAAACCAGGAGGTGTGCTTTCAGAATATCAGAAAAAATTCAGGGATGATATTGAGGCACATGGTGGAAAGTATATCGTGGCGATGAATATAGAAGATGTTTTGGTTAAACTGAAACATATTTAAAAAAACAAAGGAGGGTATATGATAGTAAAACCGAATGAACAATTTGAAATGGTAGTAAAAAAAATAACAGAAGTTATGAAAGAGTTTGACCTGAATCCTACTGTAGATATTGATATTAAACATCCTGATATAATAGAAATAGGAGAACAACGTAAATCAATATTTTTTGGAGAACTGAAGATTATTTGCTGGCTTGGAGATAAATACTTTGATTGTGTGAAGGAGGAGTAGTAAACTACCCTCACCTATCAAAGATAGGAAAGGGCTTTAGGAGAGACATGCGAAACAAGGTTCAACATATCAAATTCCTTTCGGGCTGGTTTACAAGACAACCCCAACTGGGCAATATTCTTATGAGGATATGCAGAAGATTGTGGATGCAAACGAGAAATTAGTTAGAGAGTTAAAAAATGGGTAAAGTTCTAATCGCCTGTGAAGAAAGTCAGGCAGTAACAAAAGAGATGCGAGCATTAGGCGTTGAAGCCTACTCATGTGATATAGAGCCATGTTCAGGTGGTCATCCAGAATGGCACATACAGGGAGATGTAACGCCATTGCTTGAAAAGGAATGGGACATGATTATTGCATTCCCACCATGTACTGATTTGGCTGTGTCGGGTGCGAGATGGTTTGCAGAAAAGCAAGCAGACGGCAGGCAACAAAAGTCGATTGATTTTTTTATTCAGTTCACTCGATTGCGTTGCAAATGGGCGATAGAGAATCCAATCGGAATTATGTCCAGTAAGTTTAGAAAACCTGATCAAATTATACAACCCTGGCAATTCGGACATGGTGAAACAAAAGCAACGTGCCTCTGGATTAACGATCTTCCAAAGTTAAAACCTACCAATGTTGTTGAAGGTAGGGAACAAAGAATCTGGAAAATGGCTCCATCTCCAGAAAGAGCCGCATTACGGTCAAAGACTTTTATAGGTATAGCAAAGGCGATGGCTTCCCAATGGGGAGTATTAGTTAAATGAAAATCTATTTTGAGCTTTTCTAACTTTGGTTCTTTCCCTGATATGGGTCAAGTTTTCAATGGCAATTCCCTTGTTTTCAGATATAGCCTTCTCTACAACTTGCTTTGCTATGGTATGATTGGTAATAGTAGCAAATCTCTGTTCTCTGCCTCCAAGCCGTTTCAAGAGCTTTTTTGCTCCCTTAGTGCCTTTGCTTTGAACAGATTTTCGCACCTTAAAATATTTATCTCTAACTTCATTAAGCTGTTTAGAGTTAAAATTAGTCCCATCAGAAAGAGTTGCAATATTTCTTATTCCAAAATCTACTCCGATAAATTCTTCAACATCCTTAATATCTTCTTCAGGAATGTCAACTATCTGGAAAAGGTAAAATTTGCCTTTTTTTGTTATAAGGTCAGCTTCGCCTTTGATATAAGGAAGATATTTAGGATTATGGCAAATAAATGGAATTTTGAGCCTTCCATTAACAGACCAGATAGAAACAATTTGTTTGTCAATGTTATAAGAAAGAATACGAGGGTCATAAGTAATAGCTCCAAGAGGATTAAAGGAACGTTTTCTTTTCTTATCAAGTTTATAGGCATTTACAACTTTGCTAATACAACGAATAAGCATTTGAGCAGAAAGTCCAGAAATCTTTTTCAGGTCATGGTAAACAAGATGATGGACTTTGAATTGGTTAAAGACCTTCTTCTCCCAAATGGCATCAGAGATTTTATTGCATATAAGATTGCTTTTCTTAATTGTCTCAAGGAGGGCTTTGCCCTGTTCATCTGTGGGAAGAAGCTTTATCTGCAAAGTAAGTTTCATATAGATATATTATCAAATATTAGATATAATGTCAATAGAAAGGAGGATGGGCAATTCCTCCCACCCCTGAAGGGATGGGTTTCTTTGCCCTAAATTTTATGAAAGGAGGTAGAAGATGAAAGATATGGTATGTCCAAAGTGTGGCAGTCCAAGTATATATAGGGATGATGATTATCGATACAATATGCAAGTTATTGCTTGTTTGATATGTGGATGGCGGTTATATAGGCATAAACTGATAAAATATAGAAAAATGAGGAGGCATAAATACGAAAGGAAAAGGGCACAAATATAGGTTGAAAAAGAAAAATACTTGACTTTTGTTTGCAAAAGTGAAAGCCTATAAGTATATGGAATATATTCAGTTATCAGCTATCAAATTAAATCCTAATAATCCTCGTAGAATTAAGGGGGATAATTTTAAATCCCTTGTAGAGTCTATCAAGCGTGATCCTGAATACCTCGAAAAGAGGGGTATAGTCATTGCTGATGGTGTTATCCTGGGCGGCAATCAGCGGTATCTTGCTATAAAGGAGGCATTGAAGGATGATGTATTTAGAAAATCCCTTGGATTAGAAAAAGGAATGATTCCTGCTTCATGGATTATCGATGCCTCCTCGTGGACAGAGGAGAAACGCAGGCGGTTTGTTATTGTCGATAACGGCATGTGGGGAGAATGGGATTTTGATATGTTAGCCAATGATTGGAGTGACTTACCGCTAAATGATTTGGGGATTGATTTGCCAGAAGATTGGCTGGATATAAAAGATAATAATATTGATGAGGAAGACATTGAGGAGCAGATAAATAGGGCAGAGGAGTTGAATAAAATATGGAAAGTTAAAGCTGGGGATTTATACAAGATAGGAGATCACCGTTTACTTTGTGGGGACTGCACAGATAAGAATATAATGAATAGGTTAATGCAAGGTGAAAGAGCGGATATGGTATTTACTGACCCGCCATACGGGGTAGACTATGCAGCGAAGAATAATTTTTTAAATGCAATAGATGAAGGAAATCGTAACCAGACACCCATCGTTAACGATGGTTTTGATATTGATTCCCTGATGAGCAAAGTGCTTTATCCTGCCTTTTGCTTGATAAAAGAAAATCTTGCGGAAAAATCGAGCTATTATATCACTGCACCACAAGGTGGAGATTTATTATTAAAATATTTAATAGCAATGGATAAAGCAGGAATACCATTAAGGCACATGCTTATATGGGCGAAAAACAATCACGTGCTTGGAAGAACTGATTATAATTATAAGCATGAGCCAATTCTTTATGGTTGGATTAAGTCTTATGTTTTTTATGGATTGGGCAAATATAAGTTTTCAACATGGGAGATAGATAAACCCTTGAAATCGGAGCTACATCCGACTATGAAACCAGTGGAGTTGGTTGAAAATGCGATATTAAATAGTTCTAAAAGGGATGATGTAATTCTTGATATCTTTCTTGGTTCAGGCACAACCATGGTTGCCTGCGAAAAGACAGGGCGTAAGTGTAGGGGAGTGGAGATAAGTCCAGAATATTGCGCAGTGATTTTACAGAGGATGACAGACGCATTCCCTGATATAAACATAGAGAAGGTTGAATTGTAATTATGGACAAAAACATAAAAGACGATGCTGTAATAGAGGCAACAACGAATAAGGCGCAAAAAGACGCAAAAAAGGCGCAAAAAGACGCAAAAAAGAACGCAAAAGATGATATTGTTAAAAAAAATAAAAAGGTTGGAAGACCCCTTATAGATATTGATTGGGTAGAGTTTGAGAAGCTATGTGCCATGCATTGCACACAAGAGGAGATAGCCGATTGGTTCAGATGCACTATGGATACAATACAAAATAGGTGCAAAATCCAATATGGTAAAGATTTTTTCGAAGTTTATCAGGAAAAAAAAGGCACAGGTAAAATATCACTCAGGCGTAAACAATGGCAGGTAGCCTTGGGTGGAAATATAACTATGTTGATATGGCTAGGCAAACAATATCTCAATCAGAAGGATACAAATAGGACTGAGCTTGCAGGTGTAGACGGATTACCATTAGGGATGAAATCGCAAGTAGTAAACAAGATAGACCTATCGGATAAATCAGCAGAGGAGCTAAAAAACATTAGGGAGACCATAAAGATGTTGGAGGATAAAGTAAACGAGAAGGCTGGAGATGGCAAAAACGCAGACAATACTTAGCGTAAGTCCTGAATTTTTATCATCGGCATATAAGCAGGTTACTGTCGAGTTATGCAGAAAATCCCTTTTTATATTCATTGAAGAGTTTTGGAGTGAAGTATCAAACGATACCTTTCAATCAAACTGGCATATCGAGTATATATGCAGTGAGCTTGAAAAGGTGGCAAGAAGGGTTGGCAGTAACTTACCTAAAGAACATGATATAATTATAAATATTCCACCTGGGATGTCCAAAACGAGCATGGTTAGTATTTTCTTTCCTGTCTGGTGCTGGCTTACATGGCCTTGGATGAAATTTATAACTGCGTCATATTCTGGCACTCTATCTTTAGAGTCTGCTGAATATAGTAGAGACCTGATACGTTCGCAGAAGTTTGTTGATTTCTTTCCTGAATTATCAGTCAAGCAGGATAAGGATACAAAGTCAAACTTTCGCATTCAGAAGACAGGCGAGGATGGGACGATTATGCTTGGAGGGAATAGATATAGCACATCAGTTGGAGGCACACTAACAGGCTTTCATGGGCATATCATTATTGTAGATGACCCCATTGATCCTAACAGGGCGATGTCTGAAGTAGAGTTGAAAAATGCTAATAACTGGCTGGATCAGACGCTAAGCACAAGGAAGACGGACAAGGAAATATCAACAATGGTAATGATAATGCAAAGGCTACATGAGAATGACCCCACAGGGCATATCCTGTCTAAAAAGAAGGCTAACGTGAAACATATCAGCTTACCAGGTGAGATAAAAAATTATCATAGCACCTTAAAACCTGCTGAATTGGCTGAAAGGTATGTCGATGGCTTACTTGATCCTAACCGTATGAATTGGAGCGTGCTAAAAGACCTTGAGGCTGACCTCGGACAATACGGCTATGCTGGACAGATAGGGCAGAGACCTACTCCACCTAGTGGAGGCATGTTCAAGGTTGACCATCTTTCGATCATTGAGATATTACCTGCTAATGGCATAGAAGGCATAATCAGGGCGTGGGATAAAGCAGGAACAATAGGAGGCGGGGCATATACGGTAGGATTGAAAATGTATCGGTATAATAATGGCAAATTTGTTGTTGCAGACGTTGTGCGTGGACAGTGGAGCAGTGAGGAGAGAGAGGCTATCATAAGGCATACGGCAGAGGCTGATGGAAGAGATGTTATGATATGCATTGAGCAAGAAGGTGGTTCAGGAGGCAAGGAATCAGCAGAGGCTACGGTAAGAAACTTGGCTGGATATATAGTGAAAAGACATCACCCCACAGGAGATAAAATACACATGGCTGATACAGTTAGCGTGCAGGTAAATAATGGCAATGTCATGCTATTGAGGGGCGATTGGAATGCTGCTTTCAAGGAGGAGTTGCGTAACTTTCCTTTTGGAATATACAAGGATCAGGTAGATGCACTGTCTATGGCGTTCAGGACATTGGTAGAAAAGAAGCAGGCGGGTCCTTTGATAAGGAGACATTAAGATGGCAAAAATGCAAGAATTACAATCACGGATACAAGCATTAAGTGAGCTGATAAGCAGAGTAAGACTTGCCTCAAAACTTGGTATTCAATATGACGGCAAACGTGACCTTTATGCTGCACTTGGCTATCCCTTGGATATTAGCTTTGAGGATTACTATGCTCGCTATCGCAGACAGGATATAGCAAAAGCTATAATCGATAGACCTGTAAATGCTACATGGCGGGGAGATATAACTATATTTGAAACAGATGAGGAGGAGACTCCACTTGAAAAGGCATGGCTGGATATAGAGAAAGCATTGAAGGTGAAGTCATGTTTTGCAAGAATTGATAGACTTGCAGGATTAGGGCATTATGCTGTCCTTGTCCTTGGCTTTGATGATGTTCAGATACCCTTGGATATGTCGAGACCTGTTAAAATTGGCAATAGAAAGCTGAAGTATATCAAACCCATCAGTGAGGCAAACGCTATTATCTCAAGATATGAAATGAATACCACTAATGAAAGGTATGGACTGCCTACGATGTATCAGATTACGTTTACTGTGCCTGGGGGGCTTGAAACTACCACAATCAACGTGCATTATAGCAGGGTAGTCCATATAGTTAGTCAATCAATAGAAGGCGAGGTAGAAGGCATTCCTCGGCTGGAGGCGGTTTACAATAGGCTGATGGACTTAGATAAAGTGGTTGGCGGTAGTGCTGAAATGTTCTGGCGTGGGGCAAGACCTGGATATCAGGGTAAGTTGGACGAGGACTTTACCATAGGTGATAAAGATATTGATGAGCTTGAGGCACAGATAGATGAATTTGAGCATAATTTGCGAAGACTTATTATAAATAGAGGCTTATCCCTTGAAGCCTTATCTCCACAGGTAGCAGACCCCACAGCTAACGTTGATACGATAATCTCTATGATATGTGCTGAAACTGGCATACCTAAACGTATACTCCTTGGTAGTGAAAGGGGGGAGCTTGCAAGCACTCAAGACTGGGATAGCTGGCTTACTCTGATTAACGATAGGAGAAATGATTATGCAGAGCCTGTAATCGTTAGGCCATTTGTGGACAGACTTATAGAAGTTGGGGCACTGCCTAAACCTATAGCAGAGTATTCTATTATATGGGAAGACCTTTGGAGCATGAGCGAGAAAGATAAAGTAGAGATAGGACGGACAAGGGCTGCTGCCTTGAAAGATTATATTATGAGTCCCGGGGCTACAGATTATATGCCTATAGAAGCATTTCTAAAATATATCATGGCATTGGAAGATGAAGAGATAGAATGGATAGATGAGTTAAGGATGGGGGAAATAGAAGAGGAAGAGGCAAGCATGGGGCAGGGTGAGGGGGAACATGCAGAGTAACCTTGCATTTAAACTTGATATAAACAAGAGAAAGATACTGAATAGCTATGATCCTACCCATACTACTACCCTACGCAATATGTTTGTGAGAGAGATGAACAGGAGATTTAACAGACTGATTAAGGCGATAAATCAAGCAATAGTAGACAGAGATTGCTTTGGATTGAAGAGGATAGGAGGCTATGCTGCACCTTTTAACAGGGCTTTCAATTTTCCTCGCAGTCAAGACAAAGTGTCGGCATTTATGGACTGGCTGGACAAACAGGTAAAGGAAGACCTATTGGAAATAAGAAAAGAACAGCAATTAGGGCAGGCTATAGAACAGGCATGGACTAATACATATATCCATAGTGCATATCAAAAGGGGGTATTGAAGGCAAGAGGAGAGCTAAAGGCTGAAGGATACGATATACCAGACATAGATGAGCAAGGCGGTATTGGTGCGGTGCTGAATGGCCCTATCCATGCAGATAGGTTGGGTTTATTGTTTACGAGGACATATTCAGGCTTGAAAGGCATAACAGATGCAATGGATAGTCAAATTAGTCAAGTCCTTGCTATGGGTATAGCAGATGGAAAGTATCCCATAGAATTGGCTAAAATGCTGAATAAGACCATTACAGGCATGGGCGAGGATTTAGGTATTACCGATGCACTGGGACGGTTTATCCCTGCAAAGAGGCGTGCTGAAATGCTGGCAAGGACAGAAATCATAAGGGCACATAATCAGGCAATACTGCAAGAGGCTAAAAACTGGGGAATAGAGGGCGTGCATGTAATAGCAGAGGTTGTAACGGCTGGCTGGAATGTATGTCCACAGTGCCAAAGGCTTGAAGGGAAGACATTTAGCATAGATGAGGCATGGAATCTATTGCCCGCGCATGTAAACTGCAGGTGTTCGTTTGTGATGAATGAGATTAATAAGGAGGTTTAAAAATGCCCTGGAAGATAGATGATGTGGAAGATTTCAAGAAAGGCTTGACAGATAAGCAAAAAAGACAATGGATTGCTATCGCTAATAGTGCCTTGCAAAAGTGTCTTGATGAGGGAGGTGATCAGAAGACATGTGAAGTATCAGCTATCAAGCAGGCAAATGGTATTGTGGGTAATTCTGTATACCATGCTATAAAGGCGAAGATGCCTTATAATATTCAGATAAAGAAACATCAGGGGGAGAAACACCTAGTAGTTCCTGTAGTTATGATGGTTGAGGGGGTCCACAATGGCAGTCATGGAGCATTATATCATCCTGGTAGTGAGCTTGGAAAGATACCAGACGCTTGGAATGGAATACCAGTGGTAGTCCATCATCCTGAAGAGAATGGCTATTATGTATCGGCAAATTCACCTAATCTTATAGACGAGAAGGTTATAGGCAGAATATACAATGCAAAGTTTGAGAATGGGAAGCTGAAGGCTGAAGCATGGATAAATGAAAATAAGGCCTCGCAGGTAGCACCTGAAATACTTCAAATGCTAAGAGACCGCAAGATAGTTGATGTAAGCGTTGGAGTATTCACTGATGATGAAATGGTTAGCGGTAATTGGAATGGAGAAAATTATGTAGGCATAGCAAGGAATCATAGACCTGACCATTTAGCTATCTTGCCTGATGAAAAAGGAGCATGTTCTATTGAAGATGGCGGGGGGCTTGGATTGTATTCGCAAAAAGAAAGTGCTACTATTTATTTTGATGAGGGGGTATATATGGCAAGCATAAGATTTTCGGGCACAGAAAGCACAGAATGGACTGCACCTACATTGCAGGATTTTGGCATAGAGGGGCAATGGGAAGACTTATCACGTGCTGAAAGGGCAAGAATAGCCTCCCATTATCTTATAGGCAGTGCAGATGCTGAAACATTTGAATACCTGAAATTTCCTGTAGTGAATCCTAAGACAGGCAAGCTGAATGAGCGGGCATTAAGGGCAGTAATAGGTGGCAGGGGGACACAGATTAAGGGAGTAAGTGATGATGAAAGGAAGAGAGCAAGACGTAAGGCATATCAGCTATTGAATAGTGAATTTAATGCTGGTTTAGAAATACCAGACCTTACAAATTTAAAAGAAGGAGGAGGTAACATGAAAGAAGGAGTAAAGGAGTTAGTGGCAATGGCAGGTTCTGTATATACGGAAGCTGATGCAGAATGGCTTGAGAAATTAGAAGATAAGCATATACAGACATTGAAAAAACTTGTTGAGGCTGGCATTGAGGCACAGAAAAAACTTGAGGAGGCACAGAAAGAATTGGAAGAGCTGAAAAAGAAGGCAGTAACCGTGAACAAAGAAGACCTATTACAGGCATTAGAGGCTACCATATCAGACCCTGCAAAGGCTGAAAGATTATTTGCACCTGAAATGAGAGACCAGTTTAGGTATGGGCAGAAGTTGTATAATGAACATAGGAAATCCCTAATAGGTCATATCCTTGCTAATCAGGCTGCTAAGGTTTGGGATGAGAAGGAGCTTGAGGGTAAAAGTTTTTCAGACCTTGAGAAAATAGCAGGTTCTATCAAGACAGTTGTTGATTATTCACTGGCTGGGGCTGAAATGAAGCATGATAATGATGAGGTATTGCTACCCATCAATGTCAATAGCATGAAAAAAGAAAAGGAGGTAAAGTAAGATGGCTTACAATACAATTAAGATTAAGAAACATAGTGATGTGGTTGAGGAATATGTGGCAAGTGCTACCATAACCCCTGGAATGCTGCTTGAGCTTGATAGCACTGGCAAAGTAAAACCCCACTCCCAAGCAGGAAAGACATGTGAGAAAATGTTTGCACTTGAGGACGAATTACAGGGCAAAGGGATAGATGATGACTATGAAGCAGGCGACAAGGTTCAGTGCTGGATACCAGGCAGAGGGGATGTAGTATATGCTATTCAGGACACAAGCGAAGGTGTAAGTATAGGAGAATTTTTGGAATCAGCAGGTGATGGAACTTTACAGGCAGTAATACCTGAATCAGATAGTGCGGCTACATATCCTGATTCTGTAGTTGGTGTGGCAATAGAGGCAGTAACTACCACATCTGATGAGACAAGAATTTTAGTGAGAATAATCTAAGGAAAGGAGGAAAAACGAAATGGTAAATATGGATTTAATTGGCAATGGAAAGGCAATAGGAGAGGTAGCAAATGTATTTGTTGCTCAGAGCAGGCTTGATATAGGTGCTATGAGACCTTTTATCGGGCGTGATGGCAGGGCATATATCTCTATATATTCAGGTGGAGACCCTACCAAACCAGAGAATTATCATACAATTCAGGCAAATGCTGCGACATTGAGAAGGGATGAATGGAAACAGCTTGATGATGCAGTATTAATGGCTGCACAGTCAAGGCTTACAGGCATTCAGGATTTGATAGACAATGGGCTTGTATATAACCTTGGCAATGCAATGGGGACTACGGTGCTTGAGTGGCATGATATATCAGATGCCATGGAAGCTGATATTACTATGGATGGCGTATCAAGGAGCAAGGGCGATAGACCAGTATATCAGACTAATTACTTGCCTATCCCTATAATCCACGTTGATTATGAAATCAATCTAAGGGTGCTTGAGGCAAGCAGGAAGCTGGGGAATCCTCTTGATACTGTTAGCGCTGAAAGGGCTGCAAGGAAGGTGGCAGAAAAGCTGGAATCCCTATTGTTCACGGATACTACCTATTCATTCGGCGAAAAAGACGACAGATCAAGAAATTCAATATACACCTATCTTAGCCACCCTGACAATAACGATGTAACTATGGCTAAAGCATGGGATGATAGTTCAACTGATGGGGAGGATGTTATTAATGACGTTCTGTCTATGAAGCAGGCACTAATCGATGCAGGATTCTATAATACCTATTTGGTATATGTTCCTACTGCATACGAAACAGTTCTTGATATGGATTACGATTCTACTACCCCTGGTATTACCATCAGAGAAAGAATATTGAAAATAGGCGGAATAAAGGATGTGAAGGTAGCTGATACACTGCCTGATGATACAGTCGTAATGGTGCAGATGACCTCTGATGTGGTAAGACTTGTGAATGGACTTGCTATTCAGAACGTAGAGTGGCAGACAGAAGGACGATTCATCACAAAACATAAGGTATTGACCATTCAGGTGCCTCAAATTCGTTCTGACTCTAATGGCAAGTGCGGGGTTGCGGTGCTTTCTAAATCATAGGAGATATCATGGATAGCGAAAGAAAAGCTATCAGATTCAAGAAAATAGGCGGGGGTTCTCTTAGGATTGGCAAAAGAATTATCAAACCTAATCAAGAGTTCTATGCCTATGAAGATGAGATACCCCCTATTTTTTTACAACGCTTGCAGGTATTAGATGGGACGGCGATAAAAGAACAGATAAAAAAGATAGAAGCTAAAGGCAAAGCTGAAAACAAATATGAAATACAGGCAAGGGGGAGTGGGTGGTTCGATATCGTAAATACGGTATCAGGCAAAAAACTGAATGAGCGGGCATTGAGAGTGGAAGAGGCATATAAATTGCTGAAGGAGATAATGGCGTGATATGGAATATACCACGGATATGGGAAGATGGGGAGTGTTGGATTATAGGCGGTGGTCCTTCTATATGTGAAGTGCTGAATATCCCTCTTGATATTCAAGAAGGCATTCGCAATGGCACACTGCCTTATTCTGCATACTCTCCATACTTTGAGCCTATAAGGGATAAACATATCATAGGGGTTAATAATGCCTTCAAACTTGGTGAATGGGTTGATGTTCTGTTTTTTGGCGATATAAGCTGGTATTTGAGATATAAGGATGAGCTTATATCCTTTCATGGACTAAAGGTAACAAGCACTGGAAGACTGAACAGTCCTGAAGGGCAAATTGCAGGCATAAAGTATGTAGAAAGAGACAAGAGTAAACCAGAGGGTATAAGCACAGAAAGAAATAAAATATCATGGAATAGAAATTCAGGAGCCTCGGCAATAAATCTTGCAGTTCACTTTGGGACTAAAAGAATATATCTTCTTGGTTTTGATATGTCCTTGGATGAACAGAAATATAGCCATTGGTTTGGCAGATATCCGCACAAGGACAAGGACAGATATCCACCTTTCAAACTACACCTTAAGGGATTCCCTGCAATAGCAAATGATGCAAAAAAGCTTGGAGTGGAGATATACAATGTAAGTCCTAATAGCAAGATTGATGTCTTCCCTAAAATAACCTTGCAGGAGGCATTGAATGAGCATAGGACAAACATAATAGTAGAAGAAAATAGAGATATAATATCAGAAGCTACAGAGAATAATGAAGACATAATATCTGTAGTAACAGCGACAGGGGATAAGCCATTGGCATTTTCTTTATGTGTTCGATGGATGCTAAAGCAGACAAGAAAACCAGACCAGTGGATAGTAGTAGATGATGGAAATACCCCCATTGATGAACAGGATATCAAAGATATACCTTTCCTAACATATATTAGAAGAGAGCCTGCTGAAACAAGGACTGCCTCTTTTCTTGGTAATTGGCGTGAGGGATTGGAGAATTGTATAGGCAACAAAATAATCATTGTAGAGGATGACGAATACTATGCCTCACGATATATCGAGACTATGGCAAAGATGCTAAATGGATATGAAATTATCGGAATAACGAGATCAAGATATTACAATATAGCCTCTACATGGTTTAAGCGTATTCCTAACATAGACCATGCAAGCTGGGCACAGACAGCATTTTCAGCAAGATTGATGCCTGATATTATGGATTTGCTATGTGGCAACGAATCGCTTGACTTGAGGCTATGGAAAAAGATATTAGCGGAGGATATATCACACAAACTATTTGATGATAATGAATATCTCTTTGTGGCAATCAAAGGACTTCCCGGGCGTCCTGGTTTTGGAGGGGCACATAGAATAAAAAGGGTAATGGACAGCAGTCTCAAACAGCTTAGAGAGTGGATGCCTGATATTGAAGATTTTAACCTGTATAGAGAAATACACGAAAAGCTGAAGGCAGGTAAGATATGATAACAGCAAGCGATGTAAAGAAGATACTGGATACAAACATAGCTGATGATTCTATCATTGCATACATAACCACAGCAGGAATGATAATAGACACGGCATATGAAGGTGAGGCTGTAGCAGACGGCTACAAGGATGAAATGCAGAAGTGGCTAACGGCACACCTGATTGCTAGCACACAATCGTATCCTGTAACAAGGGAAGAGGCTGATGGGGTAGCGGTAACATATCAGGCAATGCAGACAGGCAAAGGGCTTGAGATGACAGCATACGGACAGCATGTCTTAATGATGGATGTTAAAGGCAAGCTGAGCGGTATAATGGGCAAGAAGGCAAGCATGAGGACAGTAAAGGGAGTCTAATGAAGAGGCTTGAGAACCTGATAAATAAAATAGCAGTGCAGAAGGCTGTATATTGGGGGAATCCTAAATCTGATGGCTATGGGGGTTATACTTTTGATGATCCGATAGAATTAGATGTTAGGTGGAGGGATATAAACAAGGTAATATCAACTACAAAAGATGAGCAGTATGTATGCAAGGCTGAAGTGATAGTTAAACAAGATGTTGATGTTGGAGGCTATATATGCCTTGGCAGTCTTGATGAGATAGATAGTTCGGCTGATCCTTATTCTGTTGGAGCGTATGAGATAGTAAGGTTCGATAAGATACCAGCACTACATAGGACAGATGAGTTTATCAGGAGGGCGTATCTTTGAGTGCAATAGAAAAAGAAAGTCTTGAAGAGATTATGAGAAACTTGAATAAAGAAATCAAGGCAATCAAGGGTAGGACTATGAAGGGATATATCAGGGCTGCAAGACTTGTAAGGCGTGATATGGATAGGACGCCTCCGTTGATACCAGTAGGAAAGACAGGAAATTTGCGGGCAAGCTGGGACACACAACCTGCATATAGGGGGACTACACCTATCCTATTTTTGGGGTTTGGTGCTGAATATGCTATATATGTCCACGAAAATTATGGGGCTCATTTCAAGAGACCTAACGCTGGGGCTGGGTTCTTTGTAGCTGCTATAAATAGAAACAAAGAGAGGATACTTGAGATACTTAGGGAGGAGGCAAAGATTAGATGAATCCTGCAAGTAAAGATATATGCACAATTCTTGAGGAGTATGGCATTGACTCAAGTTCTGATAGCGGAGACCTTGGATTGGTATTTGCAGAAAACCTTTTCGTTGGTCGTGAGCCTCCTGCACCCGATAATTGCGTCATAGTATTTGATATCCCTGGGGATGCTGAAATGTTAACTTTGGATGGGCAAAAGGGATATTATTTCCCTTCAGTTCAGGTAAGAGTAAGAAATAGAAATTATATGGATGGCTGGAAGTTGATACAGGATATATGCAACGTATTGCATGGACTGCATAATGTTGTTGTAGATGGCACTGCATATGACCTTATAAGGGCTGTTGATAGTCCTTTTTTGTTTGATTGGGATCAGAATCATAGAGCAAGGTTTGTAGCAGATTTTAATATTTATCGCAAAAAAAATGAATAAGGAGGTAGAAAGATGGCAATAACAGGAGTAGGAACATATTTTCAAAAATGGGATGCGTCAAAAACAGACTGGGTAACTATAGCAGAAATAACTAACGTAGGAGGTCCATCTGCTACGAGGGGCACACATGACACAACAACGCTTGATACTGAAGGTGGATACAGGACTTTTATAGCAGGATTCAGGGATGCTGGAGAAATTACATTGTCAATGAATTTTACAAGGACAGGGTTTGATCTCATGCTTGCTGACTTTGAATCTGATGAGCCTCAAAATTATGAAATTGTTCTACCAGACGAGGATATTACCACTATAGAATTTGAGGGGTTGGTTACAGGGCTGCCACTAACTATCCCTGAAGGAGTGGTAACCGTTGAGGTAACAATCAAGATCAGCGGTCCAATATCTATAAATTCAGGAGCAGAGTCCAGTTCCCCTGGAGCATAATAATAAAGGAGGTTCAGCATGAAACTATTGACGAGGGATATGTTGCTTGCAAAGCAGAAACTGCGAATAGAAAGGGTTGACCTTGGAAATGATGAATATGTGTATGTGAGAGAGATGACTGGACAGGATAGGGATAGATTTGATCAGATGCTAATGACCATCAAGAATGATGGCTCAGGTGAAAAGGTAGTAAGGTCGCTTGATGATTTCAGGGCAAAGCTTGCAGTATGCACAATATGTGATGAGGAGGGCAATCTACTTTTAAAACCTGAAGATTATCAGGCACTAAGTAAGAATATCAGTGCTGCAAGGCTTGATAAGATAGTTACCGTAGCACAGGAATTGAGCAAAATTAGTGAACAGGATGTAAACGATATGCTAAAAAACTCCTCGGACGCCCTGAACGAAGATTCTATTTCAGGTTAGCAAAAATGTTAGGATATGCCCATCCTGACATAATGCTGAATGAGCTAACCTCAAGTCAGATAGCTGAATGGATGGCATATGACAGACTTGAGCCTATCCACATGGGAGAAATGGGATGGGCTATTTTATGTTCAGTGGCGTCTAACATAGCGATTTCTATATATGGTAAAAAGGGAAGTAAGTATACAAAACCAGCAGACTTCATGCCTGGATATCAAAATATGGTAGAAAAAAAGCCTCAAACAGTGGAGGAGCAGAAAGAAATACTAAAAAGAATTGCCTCTATTCAGAATAAGAAATTCAAGAAAGGAGTAAAGAAACGTGGCTAATCTTGGACAGCTTATAACTACCTTTGGGGCAGACATGAAACCTCTTGATGCTGCTATTGAGGCACAGAGATTGAAACTTTCCTCCTTCCAAAATAGTATAGGATCATCATGGATAAATACATGGGGGAAGATGACCGCTCAGGTATGGGTAGCCTATGAGGCTGTTAAGACATTTACAAACTTTATCAAATCAGGCATAGAGGCAGTAGACAAATTCAACCTTACAGGCGTTCAGCTTGCCTCCATGATGACTGGTATGATGAAAGCTGACAATAGGACATTGCCTGAACGGTATAAGGAGGCAAGAGAATATGCTACTGATTTGCTGAAAGAGCTTGAGAAGATAGACAAACAGACATTACTTGGTGCAGAAGATTTGGCTACTATCACGCAAGAGATGATGAAACAAGGGGTGATAATAGATATAAACAATGCAAAGGAGATTCAGGCATTTACCACGTATGCAAATGCATTGGCAACCGCAACAGCGGGTGCACCCAATAAGATGATACAACTTCGACAAGAGACGAGGGCATTATTGCAAGGAGAAGTAAACCAATATTCTATCCTTGCCTCTATGATAAATGCACAGACAGGAGACCTTAAAACACAAGTAGAATTGCATAAAAAACAGGGTGATCTATGGCAGTGGCTTGCACAGCAATTACAAGGATTCGCTGCTGCACAGGATGAAATAAATGTATCATGGGAGGCTATATCCTCATCCATGGAAACTACATATACGCAAATTCTACGTGCTGGAATGCAAGTTGCCTATAAAGATATCATAGCCTTATGCCAAAAATTGAATAGTCTTGTAGACGAGAATAGAGAAACTATCACTCGGATAATGAATGATGGATGGATAGCGATAAGAGAGACCGCAAAAGCAGTATATGACATTGTAAAGAATATGGCGCCAGTATTAGAGTTGCTTGGTAAAACTACCATGACAATACTATATGGCTGGACAGGCATTATGGCAATCCTTCCTAACATAAAACAGGGATTTTCAAACATAGCAGAATATTTGATGTTATCCTCGGCAGCATTTATGGAATTATTCAGAGGGAATAAAGAAAGTGCTGGATACCTTGTAGATCAGGCATGGGACTTAATATGGAAAAAACGAGAGACTACTGCTGATGATACTCTAAACTACATAAGCAAAAGGGTAAAAGAATTATGGGGATTGGAAGCTCCTGAACAAGCAGGTGAGAAGACTACAGGAAAGACAGCTAAACCTGCTTTAGGAATACCTGCAGGCACAGATAATATGAAAAAGGCGATGGAGCAATTTACTTCATGGAAGCAACAGATAGATATGCTAAATCCATCCCTTACAGAAATGCAGAAAAAGCTGATGGATATTGACAAAGAAGCAGATAAGATGATGAAAGCTGGAGTGGCCGCAAAGGATGTAGAAATACAGAAGGAGCGGGCTAAGGGATATATTATTCTTGCAGAACAAATTGAAAAATCAAAGAAGGCTATGGAAGATATGAGTAAGGAATATCAGGCTCAAGCTGACTTTGAAAAGGCTATGAGAGAAAAAAGCATAGAAGGCATTGAAAAGCAACTAAATGCAGAAGATGAGTGGGTAGAGGATATGAGACTCAGACTCATAGATTTTGCCAAAAGCGTTGAGGAATACGAAAATAGAATGGTGGAAGTAACAGACATAGCAGAGAAAAAGAAAAGAGACATTATAGAGAAAAATAATAATGAAATAGCAATACTGAACAACCAGTATTATAGAAGTATGCTTGATATAGCAGAAGCTGAAATGTCTATGTCTAAAGCTGAAATTGTAAGGGGACGAGTAGAGGCGATTAAGGAAGCAATAAAATATCAGACTGAATATCTTGAGTTGCTTACTGCCGGGACTCCTGAATGGTATCAGCAAAGACAGGCTATAGCTGATTTAAATAAAGAATTGGCAGGCCTTATCCCTACAATGAAGGAATACACAGGTAGTTTTATTGAGGGCATGAAGTATGCGGCTGACTATGCAAGATACAATCTGCCTACTGATTTTCAGTATGGGGTGGATGCTATAAATGCTATGACATCAGGACTAAAAGATACATTTTCATCTGTAGTCAAAGATCTAAGAGAAAACAAATTGAAATCCCTTGGAGACTATATAGTAGACCTATGTGATAGGATATCGGACAAATGGATTGATATGCTTGCAGAAATGCTTGCAAACTGGGTAATGTATGGCTCAATGATACAAGGACAATCTTCCTCTGGAGGACTAACTGGCTTAATATCTGGTATAGGTGGCTTTTTTGGTGGATTATTCAGTGGTGGCGGTTCGGCTGCTGCTGCTACTGCTACTACAGGTGGAGGTGGTGTTTTTGATATAGGCTCAACTGTATTTGCACAGCATGGAGCTGATTTTTACACCCGAGGAGTTACTCCTATCATTGCGGGCGAGGCAGGCATAGAGCATGTGCAGATAACCCCTTTGAGCAGAGAAAAAAATATAGATAATAAGGTTGAAGTAAATCCTAATATACGGATTATCAATGTCCTTGACCCATCCATTGTTGGAGATTATCTTGCCACTTCAGAAGGTGAGAAAATGATTATGAACATTGTTCAAAAGAATTAGGAGAAATCATGGCACACAAAATAGGCACTGTAGACCAAACTGGAACATGGAATTTGGCACATTATAACATGCTTGAGACAATACGTGAGTTTGCAGTAGTAGATAATGGAGAAATATGGGAAGAATTAAGGTATGATACCAGCACAGCAAATCACGAATTAATATTAAGAGGGGAAGGCCTTACAGGAACAGAGCAGATATATGTAGGGTTTAGGACTTATCAAAATGCAGATGCAGATTACTATAATTTAGTTGCTATGACTGCTACAGGGTATGTTGCAGAAAACACTTTTGATACTCAGCCAGGGGTTAAACTTTCAGGAATACCAGCACACAATCAAGCTATACAGTATTGGATAATACTCAATGCCCAGAGAATAGCATTAGTAATGAAGGTAGGCACTCCTGTATATGAGATGGCTTATGTAGGTAAGATATTTCCTTATGCAAGACCTCAACAATATCCATATCCTGTTATTTGTGCGGGCATGCTAAACGGTGTTTCAGCTACTAAGTTTTCAGATACAGCCCATTCCATGCCTTGGAAGGGTAATAGAGATAATTTACAGTTGCGAAATCTTTCTGGAGAGTGGGAAAAAGCCTATGCATATCCATATTCTAATAACTGGTTTAACGGATATAATAATCAAGCTTTGCGTGATACTGGAGGATATTATCAGTTAATACCGATAGAGTTATATAAGCCTAATACTCATATATATGGAACATTAGATGGAATATATTTTATCACTGGCTTTAATAATGCTGTTGAAAATTACATAGTTATTGATGATATAACCTATATTGTCTTTCAGGATGTGTGGCGAACAGGATTTGGAGACTTATTTGCAATGAAAATGGAGGCGTGATATGGCATACATACAAGGACAAGCATTAGATATGAATGGGGTATATAATGCCCTAATTAGTGCTTGCACAAGCAATGGCTGGTCATCGGGGAATGATTCAGAAGGCAAAACAGTAATCTATAAAGATGATTGCTTTGTTAGGGTAACAGTTGATAATGTAAATAACAAATTAGAATTATTAGGACGAACAACAATGAATGGTGGAGGATTAGCTAACGCCCCCGCCATTGTGCAGATAAAGAAAGTATGTAATGAAGCAATCTCTTTCCCTTTAAATTATCATGCCTTTGTATCTGATTATGAAGTGTATTTTGTTATTAATTATGGCGATATATATCAGTGGTGTGCATTCGGACAATCTCAACAGCCAGGATTGCCAGAAGGAGCAACTGGAAACTGGGTAGCGGCTACCGTTTTTTCAAATGCTCATGATGCAAGCATGGTATATATGGGATTTGATAGCGGAATGAATAGGCGGGAAGATTACGGTCAGTATTGGAGTTTTTGTCCTGGACTATTTTGGGTTACAATGATTTTTACGGGTGGTATAATAAATTGGTTTTTTCATAGCAATTACAATCCTGCACTCCCCTGGGCTTATGATAATAACAATTCTGGTTACCCTCTCGGCATTCTCCCCTCCACTGAATTAATAAGGTCTCAGCCAAACTCTTTTTCGGGAGAAGCGGTATTGCTTCCCATCCGATTATATATAAAGCGGTTAGAGAGTAAAATAAGTCAGGTTATGGAATTGGAACATGCCCGCTACTGCCGAATAGATAATCTTACCCCTAAACAAGTAATATCATTGGGCGATGATAATTGGATGGTATTCCCTTGGTATAAGAAAAACTCTGCTGTCCGTGACGGAGGAACTAGTGTAAATCACTCTGGCACTTTTGGCTGGGCAATTAGGAAATAATATGGGGCAGTTGAATGGAATGATAAATCTCGTCGGTATTGGAGGGGAATTTTTAAATTCCAATATTAGCTCTGATATCAATGGATTTAGCATTGATTATATCTATATTCCAAGCATACAAGAACGTAATATAGATGAGTTATGCGGATTTAGAAACTATGTCCTTGCCTCTGCATTAGGCAGGAGCATAAACGCTCAAATCTCGACTGTATATATGGATGATTTTTATTATCGGATACATCTTAAACCAAGCCTTTTGAATTTAGATTCTATGGTATCATCTGAAATTAGAAAAGTTTATATCTGGAATGCCTTCTTTGAAAAAAAGACATTGAATAGTATAACAAAAGAAAACGCAGAAGGAATAAACATAACACCTGAAATAGCCCCTATAGATTATATGCCTCTTGAAGAGAAGGTTTATGAGGTTAGCATTTCATTAGATGGCCCCCCTATTATTGATGCAAGTATAAATTTTGCCTTCACCGTTTACACGTTAGAGCTTTCAATAACAGGTAGCAAAGTAACTCTATGGGTATGGATTCCAAAGCAAGAATATACAGAAGTGCTGGAATGGAATACAGAAATATTGAATACTCGATTGGGTGAACAGCGTCTTGCTTATAGGGATGCACCAAGACAGAGATTCGATTTTAATTTTATCAAACCTCCGCAACAGATATCAAAGATTAAAATAGCTGCTGATAATTGGGGATATAGAGAATGGGCAGTGCCTATATGGAAAGAAAGCACGAGTGCCATTAATGCTATTGCTGGAAATACAGTTATCAATTTTAGCACTGCTTATAAAGATTACAGGAATGGAGGACTGGCCGCTATATGGGAATCTGAAGAAAAAGCAGAAGCCATGCATATTACTACAGTAAGAGCAAATGGTATAGATATATATCCCGGGCTTATGAACTCATATAGCAATGCCCTTATTATGCCTTTACGCAAGGCTATTATGCTTGATGGTATTAATTTTAGTAGAGGGCAAACAGGTGAATGGACGCAGTTTTCAACGTCCTTCCTTGTAACAGACAATATTAATCTTACTTCATTACGAATGGTAACAGCATGGGAAGTGGGTATAGCAATAGTTGCAGGACAATTTTACAGTCCTGGCAACAATTTTATATACTCTGTTGATAAGACTGGAACTGCTGGCACTATTTCACAATGGCCTACTACTATAGGAAACACAGCCAAAGATAGTAACAACATCACATATACTTGCATGGATTATGGTTATCCTCAATATTTAGGATATGATGTATTGATTGATGGGAATGTTATAATAGGAGATATGGCAGAGAGAGTTTATAGACCAGTAGTGATGATTGACAATGGTCAAGGACCTGTAGTTGTAGAAAGCACGCAGGATTATACCAATTTTTCAAGAACAATAGGGAAATTCACCAAAACATTATATGAATTGTGGATGTGGAGAAAGTGGTTGCATTCGAGATATGGCAAGCAAAAAGCATTCTGGCTACCAAGCTGGAATCAAGACTTAATCCTAACCGACACAATATATGCAACAGATACTCAACTTAAAATATTACCACTTGATTTGTATATCCACGGTAATTTTCCGTTTGTCTTTATGCTGAAATTAAAAGATGGCAGTATCTTTTTCCGAAAAGCAATGTCGACGGAAAACATTATCGGAGGAGAAAGAATAACAATAGACAAATCTTTTGGTAGAACGATAATGGTAAGCGATATAAAAATGTGTTGCTTTATGGATTTAGTTAGATTTAATTCTGATCAAATAGAGTTGAAGCATAAAAATCCCTATATTATGCAAAATACAATACCAGTAATGAGGGTGCAAGATGAATTTTGATGATAAAGAATATAGCATTGCCGATGCAGAACCATTTGAGCTATATGATTTTATTTGTGGGACCTGGATGATGTATCTTACATCGAGAGCAACAGAGTTTTGGGTATCTGATAATCAGATATATCAACCAATACCCATAACCCATTCAAGCATTAGACAGGGCAAAGAGGTTAAAAAGAATAATATTATCATAACCATTCCAAGAGGCAATGAACTTGCAGCACAATTTATCCATTTCCCACCCGAAAATACAATGAGTGTTACTATCAGGAGATTACATCAAGGATTGTTGATTACTGATGCAGTAGTGGCATGGAAAGGACGTGTCATATCAGGCGAGCCAAAGGGAGAAACATTTGACCTTACGTGCGAATCTATCTTTACCTCTATGAGAAGACAAGGGCCAAGGCTAAGATGTGAATTGATATGCCAACATATATTATATGGCGAAAATTGCAAGATTAATAAAAATGCTATGATATTTGAAGATGTGATAATAACAACAAATGGCGATATTTTGACGATGAGTAACACAGCAAGCAAATCAGATGGATGGTTTTCTGGAGGCATTTTAGAATATGAAGCGGATTCGAGATATATAATATCTCATGTAAGCAATACATTAAGAATTTCAAGGCCTATGGTATCATTGCAAGATGGCATTACAGTAAAACTTTATCCTGGATGTGACAAGACAATGACAACATGCAAAAACAAATTCAACAACCTGCTCAACAATTTAAGTTTTGCCCACTTTCCGACTAAAAATCCATTCAAAGTAGGTATCCTATAATGAGCTGGGGCTTTGTAGTAGCTTTCGCAGCTTCATTCTTAATATCGGCTGCAATGTCTTATATTTTGCAACCAAAGCAAAAGTTTGGTCCTCCTCCTACTCCATCATCCCTTGACCAATTCAAGGTTCCAACAGCAGAAGTGGGGAGGGTATTCCCAGTCCTATTTGGATATAGGCCAATAGAAGGATATAATGTTGTATGGTATGGCAATCTTTCTGTAGTGCCAATCACGGAAAGGGTTAAAATTAGTGGCGGAGGATTATTTAGCCACAGCAAATACACAACGGTAGTAATTGGCTATAGATATTATCTTGGAATGCATGTTGTGCTTGCCCATAATATACAAAATATAAAGGCAGTGACGGTCGATGACAAATTATTATGGACTGGCAATGCTACAGACAATATCATTATTAATCAATCTAATATTTTCGGAGGGGATAAGCAAGGCGGTGGCTTTCAAGGGCAAATAGATATTTTGCGTGGGGGGCCTACGCAGATGCCTAATACTTATCTGCAACAGTATTTAGGCACTGATATACCTGCTTTCAGGAATGTAGCCAGCCTTGTATTTCGTAATTTTTACTTTGGAACATCAACCTATATAAAATCACTAAGTTTTTGGTCACTAAATATTTATAATAGTTGGTATCCCGAAAAAGCTAATATAGGCAATGATATGAACCCTGCTCACATTGTGCATGAGACCATCATTAATCGAATATGGGGGATGGGATATAATCTTGCAGATATAGATGACGCATTCTTTAGAACAGCGGCTGATAAGCTATATAATGAAGGATTTGGCCTTAGTTTTGTATGGGATTATCAATCAAAAATAGAGGATTTTCTAACCGAAGTCCTCGACCACATAGACGCCGTATTGTATACGGATGTTGCTACTGGCAAGTGGAAATTAAAGCTAATAAGGGATGATTATGAAATAGATAATTTGCTTGTATTTGATGAGTCTAATATTATTGAGGTTGAATCATATAAAAGGCGAACACTGGAAGATATTCCAAACCAAGTAACTATAAAATATTTTGACATCGAGACTGGACAAGCAGGCTCTATAACACGTGCAGATATTGCGATGGTAGCAAGGATGGGAACTAATGCGGTAACTATTGAATATCCCGGTATTACAAGCAAGGCTCTTGCAGAAGTAGTCCTTGCAAGAGAACTAAGGGCATTATCTAATCCTTTGTCGGATTCAACGCTGGTAGTTAATAGGGACGGTATGAGGTTATCCCCTGGAGACCCATTTATTCTATCATATAGCAGATATGGCATTAATCAAGTGATAATGCGTGCTATGGCCATTGAATATGGCAAATCAGGAGAAGGACAAATAAGGATAGAGTGTGTTGAGGATGTCTTCAAGACAGCAGAGGCATCATATGCTCCTCTTCCATCATCAGGCTGGGTAAACCCTGTTAGCGACCCTGCCCCATGCCCTGTGCATGTGCCAATGGAAGCACCTTATCATATTGTAGCCAATAAAGCAGGGCAGTTGGAGACAGATAATCTGGCAAGCAATATTGGATTTGCAGCTATAGCAGGAGTAAGGCCTACAAGCGATGCTTTAGATGTAGATGTTTATACCAAACTTAGCACTGCATCCGAATATGAGCTAAAAGATACGATATATTTTGCCCCTTATGGGCTGTTAGCCTCAAATATAAGCTTAACTGATATAACTATATCGATTGTATGGCAGAGAGACTTTAGCCTTGTAAAGGTTGGAGACTGGGGGATCATTGACAATGAGATTATAGAAATAAAAGGTATTATCGATGGAAATACCATTACGATAGGCAGGGGATGTTTTGACACTACTCCTGTTAGCCATGCAGTAAATGCTAACATCGTTATATTGTCATATTTTTTAGCAATGGACGGAACTAAATATGTATCTGGCAATACTGTTTATCTCAAAATGTGTCCTACTACTGGCAAAGGTGTATTGCCATTGGACAGTGCTCCCCAGCAAACAATAACGATGAACTCTAGATTGATAAGACCTTACCCTCCTGCAAGGCTAAGGCTAAACAATTTTGCTAACCCCCCACAATTATCTGGCGATATTAGCATGGCATGGAAGCATAGGGATAGAAAACAACAATTAGATACTATCTATGATACAGAGGATAACGTTGATATAGGGCCAGAAACAGGAACTACATATAGTTATGAAGTGAAAAAAACGATAGACAATAATATATTGACATCAGGCTCTGGCATTAGTGGGAATAGCGAGACAATATTAAGTAGTGCTATAAATTATGATGGCAATATTACCCTTTCGCTATGGTCAATACGTGATGGATTTGCAAGCTGGCAAAAGCAAGTAAGGGCATTTTATTATTCGAGGGATGAACTGCGGTGCATAGAAGAAGATATAGCTGAGATAAGGATAACAGAAGAGGGCGATGAAAGAATACTGGAGGCGTGATGACAATAGGTGATGGAATGACAATAACAGGGGTGGCAATATCAATAGCAAGCATCATTGTTGTAGTGCTTAAAACTAAATACAGAAATGGAAATGGCAAAAACGGAAATTGGATAGAAAGAAGGGAGCATGATAGAATGTGTGCCCTTATACAGCAGGGAATACAAGAGAGATTTGAATATATCTCTGAGCAGCTAAAAGGCATAAGAGAAGATATCAAATTTTTTAATGAGGATAGAAGGAGGGGCTAATGGCAAAGAAAGTAACGGAATTGCCCGAAATAACTGCTAATGATATTACAGCAGATGATGTGATGGAAGTATCGCATAAGGATGAAGAAATATTTGTATCTAAAAAAATGACATGGGCAAACATAAAAACTGCTTTATTGACAGCATTAGCTACCATTGATGGATATGTGTTTTACAATAGCTCAGTTACTCTTGATGGACAGAATGGGGTAACGGTAACACATAATAGAGGAAATACAAATTATATTGTAAAAGTAATGCCAAAAGATATGACACTCGGAATGGTTGGAGAAATATCTGTAGTCAAATCTGCAAATACCTGTGTCATCTATAACAGTGGAATCGGCAATATTGCAGCAGATGTTGAAATATCTAATATTTAGGAGGAAATAATGTTAAAGATAAGCGGCTCTAAATTGCAACTTGATGGATTTGAATGTGAGAAAGGCATGATTTCTGCACAGGAGATTGACTTATCTCTATTTCAGGGACAAACAGTGCGGGTATATCTAGATAATAATCTCAAACTTGTTGTAAATCCACAGTATGACTGCTACTGGCAATTGGCAGAGATGACCTTACCGCCAGCTCAAACGAAGCAGACGGAGAAGGGTATTATCAAGGAGAATCTCGATGAGACTATTTACATTACACGAGGAGAAGGAGACACTGACGAAATTTCTTCGCTCTCAGGAAAAGAAATCGTTGAGGCAGGTTTTAGCTGGTGCAACTATCAGAGAGGTGCAGAGTGGCAGCAGGTATCAAACGGCATCAAATGGCTTTCTGATAGACGTCCACGGGAAGGAGAGCAGTATCCTATTACCTTGTGGAACTCAATCGAGAAGATTGAGTATGAAACTGCTATTGAACCTTTGGATCTTTGTAAGGTCAATATACAATTTTTTGACTTACCAGGAGGTGCAAAATGAGGGAGTGCAGAAATTGTGGCAGCAGAGAGATATACGTAAGCAAGCAAGGAGTTGCAATATGTCTGAAATGTGGTGCGAAAGTCTGGGGCGTTGCACGCCCTGATTACGGCAAAAGAATAATCCATATGAAGGGAGGAAAGTAAAATGGGTAAGAGAATAAGTCTATGGATATTAGAAAAAATTCATGTTTTTAATACACGGCTTGATGTGTTTGTGGATGTTGATGGCAATGAGAGTGTCATGAAGTGGGTACCACCATTTAGAGCTTGCAGAGCATTAACATCCACCGCCGCTGTGGCAACCCCTTCGGGGACTATTGGCGATTGGTTCCATCCGGAGCAAATACAGAGTGGTTGGGTAAATAATACGGATTATGAAATCGTTACGATGGGCGGATACTGGATTGACATGTACTTGTGTTCATCCCCGCTTGCGGCGTCAAACAGCATTGGACAAACTTGTAATGGCACTGATCAAAATCGAAAATGCTACGTAAGCCAGCCCGGCGTAGCACCGATGGTGAATCAAACAATTGCACATTTTAGGCAATATCTGAAAGCACGATTCAACTACGGCGGATTTGCTGGAGCACCGGCAGGCACGGCGTGGGCAGGGAAAGG